GACACTTGAGAAACTTGCAACCCTAGTTGGTGTTGCTACTGAAAAAGAATGTGAAGAACTTGCCAAGAAAATGGAGAATGCTTAATGGGTTATTTCTACCAAGATTGGAAAGAGAAAAAATTGTTTGTTGAAAATTCAGACGGTCAGTTTGTTATGAACTTTGGTGAGGCTGAAAAGTCAATGATACAGAATCTTGAAGATGCAGTTATCAATTTGAATGAAGGTGCTTCTGATGAGAAAAGGTCTGCAATCAATTACATTGAGTATCTTGCAGATTGTTTGAAAAAGGGTAAACTTGAAGTGAAGTGGAATATATCATGACTATCAATAATTATTCTCCAGCAGTTGTTGAATACATTGCAAAGGGTGGAGTTATAAAAGTTTGCAAGCCGCAAGGTTATATCAAGGCACTAACCTACAACTACGGTAAAACTGCCTCGTCTAAATCTTTTTCAAAGTGGACACAGGCAAAATCAACAACTCTTAAAAATGCTGGATATGCGAAAGGACGTATGTAATGACTATGAAAAATATGATGGGTGAACTAATCGGATATTTTATTTTGATTGTGTTCGCATTTGGATGGATGGACACATTGTGGTTGTTCGGTGTAGAAGATTCTAAACACTATACATGGTGGTATCTAATTCAACAATTAGGAACACAGTTCGGTGGATAGAGTTTGGGAAACAAATCCTAATATGTTGATACCATATTATTTGATGTTCTCATATCTTTATTATGAAAAGAATATTAATTTAATTGAAGATACAGAGTTTGACCAACTGTGTAAAACTCTTTTAGAAAAGTTAGATGGACTTACACATATGCATAAACATTTAGTTAAAAAAGAATCCTTGACAGCTGGAACTGGTTATGATATAGTGTATACTAATATGATAAAAGGTAGTGCAATGCTACTATTAGAAAAATGGAATAAATAAGAATTAGGTAAGTCAACCCCCATGTGGAGCCTAGTCGCTGAGTAAGCCTCGGACAAAAGTTGATGCAACAAAGGAGAACAATCTTCGGATTGGGAAAAGAGGGAACTTCGGTTCTCTCTTTTTTTATTTACGCACTAAATAAGTTCATGGAAAACTTTCAAGGTCAAGATGGATTTGTATGGTTCACTGGTGTTGTTGAGGACAGAAATGACCCAACAAAACTAGGTCGTGTTCGTGTTCGTTGCGTAGGATATCATACAGACAATAAAACAAAAATACCCACTGAGGATTTACCTTGGGCATGGGTAATGCAGAATATACACACACCCTCAATGGCTGGGTGGGGAGATACGCCTGGGTTCATGGTTGAAGGAACTTGGGTTGTTGGTTTCTTTCGTGATGCAGAATCATTACAAGAACCTATTGTTATCGGAACATTGCCTGGTGTTCCAAACCAAGCAGGAAACCCAAACTACGGATTTCATGACCCAAGACGTAGAGATGAAGACCCAGACAAAGAAGGATACAACATTTCAAAGTATCCGCCAACTCCTCTTTCTTCAAGTGACCACGGAATAAACGAGCCTGATACAAATAGACTTGCAAGAAACGAAACTGGTTTTGACCATAAGATGTTGACTACGAAAGCAACTGACCAAGCAAACTATATTAATATTCCAGTTGCAGGCGGAGTTCCTTTTGCAGAACCAGCGTCTGCGTATCAAGCGGAATATCCTTTCAACCATGTGATGGAATCAGAGAGTGGTCATATTAAAGAATATGATGACACAGAAAAGAATGAAAGAATTCATGAGTATCATAGAGCTGGAACTTTCTATGAGATTGATGGTGGTGGAAATAGAACTGTAAAGATTGTAGGTGATGGATATCATGTTGTTGCTGGTTCAGACCATTTGTTTGTTGGTGGTAACTGTAATATCACGGTAGAGTCTAATTGTAATATGTACGTCAAGAAAGATTGGAACATCCAAGTTGATGGAGATATGAATCTTTTAGTACAAGGTAATAAGACTGAACAAGTTATGTGTGGTGGAACTACTGAAGGTTTCTCAAAAGAGATTGTCAAGAATGGTTTCAAAACAACTTCGGTTGACCATACAGTTACAAATATCTTTGGTGAGAAATTTAATGAACATATTAAATCAGATATCACAAAAGACTACACCACAAATGTTATAGAAAGAATTGGTGGAACATACGACTTTGATGTTACTAAAGAAGTAACAATGGACAGTGCATCCACAATTAAAATTAATCAACCAAGTGCAACACAACTTGCAGCCCGTAAAGGTGACACTGCTGATACTGGTGATGACCCACCAGGCATCACTGGAGTTGATGGTTCTAACGTCATTGAAACTGGTTCACCTACTGTTCTTATTGGTGACAATGGTATTGCAGATGAAGTTGTAGAAACAGAATTACTTGAGGTTGACTTAGACCCAGTAGAAACAGTTAGAAGTGCGTATGGTTTGGATAATCTAAACATGGATGCAACACAAGCTCGTGCAATCTCTGATGGTCGTGCAGTAGAAATTGCAAATGGTATTGACCCAGACACGAATGAAGGTATTGAATATGGTGATGGTGGTGGAGGTGGAACTTCGCCTGTAACTGGAGAAGCAGGGCCGATACAAACAGAGTCATCTCTTAATCAAGAAAACTATACTGGTGGTTCAGAATTTGACCCATACACAAAAGAGTTTGGTCATAACTTAGAAGACAGACTTAGATTCTTAGGACATACAGACCCAAGAATAAGTCCACAACTAGGAAGAATACTTGAAGAACTTGCAGAGTCATATGGTTCTACTTTAACAATTACAAGTGCGTATCGTTCACCAACATATAATAAAAAAGTTGGTGGTGCAAAGAAGAGTGTACATCAAGAAGGACTTGCGTGTGATGTGGTGATGAGTAATACTACAAAAGAACAAAGACTTGACTTTATCAAAAAGGCAGGAGCTGTTGGTATCAAAGGTCTAGGATTATACTTTAGTTCTAGTAGTGGTGCAAACTTTATACATTGTGACTTAGGTAGAACCAGACAGTGGGGGCCTTCTGGTTCTAGGAAATCTCAATATGGTTGGGCAAAACCAACTCTTAAAGCTGCTGGTTGGTTCGTATAAATAAAGATAGAGGTTATCATGGAAATCATATGGACATTATTATTGACTGCGTGTTTTTCTGATACAAATTGTTTATATCAGAATGTACAGTTTTTTGAAAACAAAGAAGAATGTGTTGTTCTGAAAACAGAACTAGAAGTTATGAGAGATGGACATTGGGAAGAAATAGATTATCAGTGTAAACCTTTAGGGAGTCAAGAAGCATAATGGCAGTACAACCAGCATATAGAGATGCAGAGAGAACAAATAATTCTTCTCGTTCAGTGCAAATCTACAAAGATATTAATCTCAACTTTGGTAGACATCCAGTTACTAAGCAGATTAATACTTTGACTGATGCAGCCGCTGTAAAAAGAAGTGTGCGTAACTTGGTGCAAATAGGTGAATATGAAAAACCCTTTCACCCAGAGATTGCATCTGGTGTTCGTGATATGTTGTTTGAGAATATGACTCCATTTACTGCACAAGCATTACAAAGACACATAACGGATGTAATAACAAACTTTGAACCCAGAGTACTTCTTACTTCAGTTGAAGTTATTCCAAGGTTTGATAATAATCAATATGAAGTTATAGTAGAATTTTATATTCAAAACGCACCTACAGAACTTATTGATTTATCATTTACACTAGAGAGATTACGATAATGGCAACAACAACAAAAAGATTAGACGTAACAGATTTAGACTTTGATGATATTAAAGGTAATTTAAAAACCTTTATGAGAAATCAATCAGACTTTACTGATTATGATTTTGAAGGTTCTGGTATGAGTGCATTGTTAGATGTTCTCTCATATAATACACATTACCTTGCAATGAACATGAATATGGTTGCAAACGAATCTTTTCTTGATACTGCATCTGTTCGTTCTTCAGTTGTATCTCACGCAAAGACATTAGGTTATACACCAAACTCTGTCAGAGCTCCTATCGCATATGTAAACGTAACTTTAAATAATATTGGTGCATTAACTTCTGCAACTATTCCAGTGGGTACAGTTTTTACTACAGTGATTGATAGTGTGAACTATCAGTTCGTTACTGTTGCAGAACATAACACACAAGTTACAAATGGTATTCTATCTTTTTCTAATATTCCAATCTATGAGGGAACTTATATAACTAATCGTTATACCGTAGATACAAAAAATGTAGACCAAAAGTTTTATGTCCCT